CGACTCGACAGTTCGGTGATGTGCTTGATTATGATAGAACTCTTGTTACTTGTGATACAGACCTACCTCTTACCGAAACATCGGTATTATGGATTGACGAAACCGATACCTCGAAACCTTTTGACTATGTGGTTAAGAAAATTGGGGACGGTATAAATTCTAATCTAATTGCCGTGAAGAAAGTAGAGGTGCGGTAAGTATGCACAAGATTACCGTATCTCTTGGGAATATTGACGATGCTATTCGTCAAATCGAAGAATACGAAAAGAAAGTACAAGAGAAAATCAAAGAATTTCTCACTCGACTGCTTGAAGACGGTGCTAATATTGCGAAAGCCAAGATTATAGAACTGAAAGCGGTAGAAAGTAGCGAACTTCAAGACAGTTTTCAATACACCCTTTATAAAGAGGGAAACAAAGGTATTATTTTCACGGATTGCTCACACGCTTGTTTTGTGGAATTTGGTACAGGTGTTAGAGGGTCTGCAAGTCCTCACCCTACTATGCCGTGGGCTTACGACAGTAACGGACACGGAGAGGACGGCTGGTACTACTATGACACCAAACAAGGTCGAGTACGATTTACACAAGGTATGCCGTCACGACCTTTTATGTATGAAACCGCAAGAGAATTAGAACAGAAAGCCGTAGAAATCGCAAGGGAGGTATTTTCACAATGATAGATATTGAAAACAAATTATATACCATAGTGAAAAGCAAAATGCCGAGCAATATAAATATGGACTCTATGTATTCTAATAGCAGTAAATTACCGCTTTGTACTTTGGTGGTAATGGATAACTCGGTATATGAGCCTTTTATAAACTCTGCGAGAATCGAGAACGCAGCATCTATAATGGTCGAAGTTAATGCTTATTCAAACAAGATAGCCGGTAAAAAGGAAGAATGTAAGAAAATCATTAAAACCGCCGATGATGTTCTGTCGGGTATAGGATTGACAAGGACTTTTTGTCAACCTACTCCTAACTTGGAAGATGCAACAGTTTATAGAATTACTGCTCGTTACAGAGCAATCGTTGATACAGACCTAAAAATTTACAGGAGGTAAATTCGTTATGGAAAAAACTACTATCAATACCTTTTTGATGCACTCTGCAACAAAAGACGGAAATTTTGAGAAACTTGTAGATATTACGAGTTATCCCGAACTCTTTTCTGCTCCCGAAAAACTTGACATTTCCAATATGTCCAGTAAGCAGAAGAAATACACTCCCGGTATGGTAGATGTACCCGACCAAGAGTTTGGTTATATTTACGACAAAGCCGCATACGCAAAAATTAAAGCGTTGGAGGGTACAGACCAGTATTACCAGCTTCGCTTTGGTGCGAATGGTGAGTACGGTTGTTGGCAGTGGCACGGCGATGTGTTTACAAGTTTTTCTGGCGGTAGCGTTGGCTCTGCTCGTGAAGCTAAACTCATTACTTACCCGGCTGACGACATTGAAGAAGTAACAATTAACTCTTAATTTGGAGGAATTAAATTATGGCTGCAAAACAAATTATCCTTAAAGACCAGAAAACTGGTAAGGAATACACTCTTGAATTTAACCGCAAGAGTATTGAATCTATGGAAAGACAGGGTTTTATCGCTGCTGACATCAGCAAAAAGCCTATGACAATGCTCCCAGCTTTGTTTGCCGGTGCGTTCCAAATGCACCACAGATTTGTTGAAAATAGTGTAATCAAAGATTTGCTCTATCAAATCAAAAACAAAGATGCTTTCATTGAGAAACTTTCCGAAATGTACAACGAGCCACTGGTTGACCTTGTTGACGAACCAGAGGAAGACGAGGGAAACATCGAGTGGGAAGCGAGCTGGTAAGCCCAGCTTCCCCTTTAACTTTTACAGAACAATTTGAGGCACAATGTCCGTTTTACCTATCTATCGGTATGACCTATGACGAATATTGGTATGGGTCAGCCGACCGAGTGATTTATTATCGCAAAGCGTACAAAATGAAACAAAAGCGAAATAATGATTTGGCTTGGTTAAATGGTCGCTATGTTTATGATGCTCTCAAAGCAATCGTTCCAGCGTTACGAGGTCTGTCAAAAGAGCCTGTCGAACAATATCTTGACGAGCCTTATCCTTATACAAAAGAAGATGTTATTGAGTATAAGAATAGGAAAATGCTCGAAAAGGCTCAAAAATACCGTGAGTATGCCGAGGCTCGAAACGCTGAAAGACAAGCACGAGAGGAGGCGATGAAAAATGGGGACAACGATTGACCAATTAGAGATTGAGGTCGTTACTCAATCGGACAAAGCAAGTAAGGGTTTAGATAAACTCAAAGAAACGCTCACAGGCATTAAGAAAATCTCGAAATCATCGGGATTAGATAAAGTCTGTGCTAAATTGGAGAAAATTGCTTCTCTAAATTTTTCAAACCTTGCCCCTCTGGAAAAACTCTCCAAAACAACAGGCTCGTTAGGAGAAATGAGCGACAAAATCAAAGATGTTACCTCTGCGATAGGTGATGTGCCAAGTGAAATTGGAACGACGGTCGATGTTGGCGGTATCAGTGATACAGTTAGTGAGATAGAATCTGCTACTGCTGCTATAAACGATATACCGAAGACAGTCGATGTTCCTGTTAATACTCCCGGTGTCGATGTTGCCAATACCAAAATATCACTTTTCACAAGAATAATTGGCGGTGTAAAAGCTGTTACAGGAGCGACAGGACGAGGGTTGTTAAAACTTGGCGGTTACTTTAAGACATTGGGTGCATCTGCCGCCGCAAGTTGTGCAAAGGCTAAAAAAGGTCTTTTCCAAGTGCTAAATATTGTACTTATTTACGGCGGTGCGTTTCGTGCATTTATGATGTTTACGCAAGGTGTATCGGAGGGTTTGCAGAACATATCACAGTACAGTGACGAAACTGCTGACTCAATGAACAAATTGTCAACGATGTCGCTTTATTTGAAAAATTCTATAGGTGCTGCGTTATATCCTGTTATTGTTGCAATAACACCAGCGTTGGAAGCTATGGCTGATGCCATAATTAAAGCATTGAACGCATTTAATCAGTTTGTTTCAGCGTGGGGCGGTGCGACTACTTTTATCAAGGCTAAAAAGGTCTTAAAAGAGTACGGCGAAACTGCTACTGCAACCGCAAACAAGATTAAAAAGTCTTTCGCTGGAATGGACGAGATTACGGTTATTGGTAACAACGACAGTGGCTCGGCATCGAGTAGTACACCCGATTACAGTTCTATGTTTGAAACTGCCCCCATATCCGATACAACATCTGCGGTAGTAGAAAACCTAAAAGCAAATCTCGAAAACCTAAAAGCTGCTCTTGGCGGTGCGGCTCTCGTAGTAGGTGCAATACTTACATTCTCGGGAGCAAATGTACCTCTCGGTTTAGGCTTAATGGTTGTTGGCGGTTATGCGTTAGCATCTGCTGCTACAGAGAATTGGGGTTATGCTGACGGAATGTTGCAAGATAAGTTTACAAGCATAATGCTGATTATATCGGGAGCGTTGATTGTTGTTGGTGCTATTCTTGCTTTCTCGGGTGCTGCTACAGGCTTGGGAATTGCTTTGATGATTGGCGGTGCGGCTACATTAGCAACGGCTGTCGCTGAAAATTGGGAGGGCTTACCGAACAACATTAAAAACACAATTACTATTATCGGTCTTGCCGTTGGTGCGGCTTCACTTGTGCTTGGTACAATTCTTACTTTTACAGGTGCGGCTATTCCTCTTGGTATAGGTCTAATGATAGTTGGTGCTGCGGAACTCGCAACTGCCGCAGTGTTAGGTTGGGAAGCACTGCCTAACGATATTAAACAAACTCTCACTATTATCGGTCTTGCGGTAAGTGCCGCATTACTCGTATTGGGTGCTTGTTTGACCTTTACAGGTGCGGCTATTCCTCTTGGTATAGCATTACTTGTTTTAGGTGCAGCCGGATTAGTTGCAACGGCTAAAATAGGTTGGAATACAATGTCCGACAAGGTTAAAAATACTATCTCAATTATTACGGCAATTTTATCTACTGCATTGTTGGTAATCGGTATCATTCTTTGTGTAACAGGTGTCGGTATTCCTTTGGGTGTCGCACTTATTGTACTTGGTGCTGCTGGATTAGCAACGGCGGTAGCAGTAAATTGGGATTGGGTAAAGGATAAAATTAAAACTGTACTATCGGCAGCGTTGGCGATTATATCTGGTTTCGGTCTTGTACTCGGTATATTACTGTGTTTGACAGGAGTTGGTATTCCGTTAGGTATCGCCTTAATTTTTGCATCTATCAAAGGTGTAAAAGCCGCCTCCGATATAGACGATAACCCTGTTACAAATTTCATTAAGAAAATGGTAAATGGTATTATCGGTATTTTTGAAAGCGGTGTTAATTTTATTATAAAAATGTTAAACAAACTTTCTTGGGAAGTTCCCGACTGGGTGCCGGTTATTGGCGGTAGCACTTTCGGTTTTAACATTAAACCTATTAGTATTCCTCGCCTCAAGGACGGAGGTTTCCCAGACGGAGAGGACGGTTTATTCTATGCAAACCACAACGAATTGGTTGGTAAATTCTCGAACGGCAGAACTGCTGTAGCGAACAACGACCAGATTGTTGACGGTATTCGTAGCGGTGTTTACGATGCAAACCAAGAACAGAACAATCTCCTCCGTGAACAAAACAAATTACTCCGTCAACTTCTCGACAGAGATAATAACGGAGAAATCAATGTATCTACTATCACCAAAGCACAGAGTAGAAATAATCGCCGTCACGGTAAGACAATCGTACCGGTAGGAACATAAGGAAAGGGGTATTTATATGGCTATGAATTATAATCCGATAAGGTCGGTTGACGGAGTGGCTGTTAAATGCCCCTCTACTTATAAATGGAAGCAAGAAGACTTGTCTAATAAAAACGCTGGTCGTACCGAAGATACTGTTATGGACAAAAATCGTATCGGTCAAATCGTAGGTATCGAGCTATCTTGGAACAATGTTACTATTGCGGAGGGTGCGAAAATTTTACAGCAATTCGACCCCGAATATGTTGAGGTTGACTACCTCGATGCAAAACAAGGTAAATATGTTAAAAGCGTATTTTATGTAGGCGACCGTTCTGCTCCGCTTTATAACGCAGAGTGCGGTAGGTGGAGTAATATTTCGTTCAACCTTGTAGAAAGGTCGGGTGTGTAATGTATCCTTTGTCGAAAGAAGCTCTTGACCTTTTTAACCAAAATTACAGACAAACTGTAGAAATTATTTTTTACGGTGTTGATGAAACACTTACTATAACGGAGTCCGATGTTATTCTCGGCTCAATGACGGTTGACCGCACTTGTGTATCTGGCTCTCGTATTGAAATTGGCTCTGCCGTTGCTGCTGAATTTGCTATTACCCTCGACAATGGAGGGGGCAAATTCGATAATGTAAAATTCGAGGGAGCAGAACTTTTTGTACGAGTAGGTGTTACTAAATATAATGCTCGTAAATGGGAAAATGCTCAAACGCAGTATGTACCCATTGGGTATTTCACAATAGACGAGCCTTATCGTAAATTGTCAACTATTCCTATCTCTGCGTTAGACAGAATGGTATTGTTTGATAAACCTGTCGATTGGTCGCTGTTTACATTTCCAATGACAGTTAAAAGTTTGCTATCACAGACTTGTACGATATGTAATGTAACGCTCGGTACAGATATAAGCGATAAACCGAACAGCGATTATATTATCAACGAAGCACCTACGGACGAAACAACTTATCGTCAAATCATTCAGTGGGTGGCTGAATTAACCGCTACCTGTGGTTTTATAGATTGGGAGGGTAAATTACAACTCTCTTGGTACGAGCCTACTACAACAAAAATTACACCGTCCGAACGCTATTCTTCCGATATGTTGGAAAACGACATTGTTATAAGCGGTGTACAAGTTGTTGACGAAGACTCAAACATATATCTCACAGGCGATGATGCTTATGCTTTCAATATCGAGGGCAACAGTTTAATTCAGCACGATTTTCAAGCGGTTTCGGAGGCAATATATTCGGCGGTTGGTGGGTTTACCTATCGTCCGTATGAATGTACTACAAAACCTATGCCGTATCTCTTTCCTATGGATATGGTCGAATTTGTGGACAAAGACGGTATCTCTCATAGCACTATCGTTACGAATGTTACCTTTACTTTGAACGGTGGAACGGCTGTACAAGGACAAGGTGAAACGGAAACTAACAATGGTTACGCAACTGCTAACCCATTAACCAAACGAGAATCGTTGATAATTAAAACAATAAAAAATGCCTTAAATGATACGCTTAATAGTAGCGTTCAATCACTTTTGGCATTTAACGAATTGATTACCAATTCGCTTGGAGTTTATTCTACGGTTATACCGCAAGAAGACGGCTCTAAAAAATATTATATGCACGATGCTCCCACGCTTGAGGCAAGTACAACAATCTATACACAAAACGCTGGTGGCTTTGCTTATACCAATAGCGGTTGGAACGGTGGAAATCCTGTATGGGAGTCTGGTTTTTCAAAAGACGGTAATGTTATTGCGAAAAAGGTAAACGCATACGGAATTGAAGTAGCCGACCCCTCTACAAAGTATTCATCACAGATTACCCCCGGTGTTTTCTCGGTATGGTATGGTGCTATGCAAATCTTGACAGTAAACGGCGATGAAAGTGTATTTACAAAGGTAAATATCAAAAATCAAGCCGAATGTGGCAAGATACGAGTTCTCCCCCACATCGTTGATGATGTGCTGCTGGGAACAAATATTGTGTATATAGACGATTAGAGGTGAGGTTATGGCAACTTTTACAAGTAATTCTTATGACGGACGATATATGCAACTTACTATTACCGAGTCCGTAAATGTTGTAGCGAATACCTCTACTTTGACTTGGACATTGAAATCTCTTGGTGGTGCAGTAGCTTATTATT